AATATTTAGCTTCCGGCTTATCTCACGAGCAACTTTCAAGGTTGGTTCACATTTACCAGATATATAATCACTTAATCGTGATGGGCTGACACCAACCAACTTTGCAAGTGATTTTTGATTAAGCCCCATTTCGTACATACGAAGTTTAAGAACATCCACAAGTGTTGGTTCTCCCAATGCAAAATGTTCTTCGGAATAATCAGCAACCAAATTAGAAAGAAGCTCCAATTCTATGCTATTTGGGTCATTCAAAGGAGTATCATCTTTCACTAATGGAAGAAGTTCCTCTACTCTTTTCACCGCCCATTCATATTGGGCTTGATTTTCTATCTTTGTCATAATCCTAAATATTAGCGCAATCTATTTTATCATATTCTTTATGAGTACCAATAAAGCGAATATACACAAACTGAATAGTGAATTTAATCACTACTACCAAACGATAGTTATTGCCTTTGATATTGAAAACATAGTGTTGATTACCTACACTATCAACGCTATTAAACGTTTTCTTAATATCGGCAAAACAGGTCCACTTGCTTCTTTTCACAATGGTAGTCCATTCTTGCAAAGCGACCTTTGAATCGGGATGGTTCTCTGCATATTCTTTTAATGCTTGTTCGGTAAATATTCTCATTGGTTACTCAATTATCGTGTGACAAAAATACATATATAATTCTATAATTCAAAATTATATTCTAATATTTATAATTTAAAAGAGCAAAAAAAATAGCGGCAACTCTTTGAAGCCACCGCTAACTATTTTTCTTATACTAAAACTATAAGTCCCGTAATTTTTCTAACTAAGAGGCGTTTTTCTTTCCCTTATCTCCGATTTGCTCATTCTTTGCTGCTTGTTCCTCTTTAATTTCTTTCAATTCGCTTTCGATGCGGTCAGCATTTCCGGCAAACATGATACCTTCACGTGTTGACCAAATTCCACCACTGACAGCGGAAACGGCAGTAGTCACCTTATCATTCAAATCATCAATCATATATGGAACCAGTTCTGTTTCTATGTCAATGGTCTGCGATGCCTTGCTAAACTCGGTTGGATTGATAGAGCCTAAAGCGGAAACAATGAAATTTACTCTTCGCTGCAAGAACTCACCGATAACCTCACCGTGATTTTCTACCGCCATATGTGCACCCATAAACATGAAGCGGAAAGCAGTGCCGGAAGCCTTGCCTATGCCTTTCAATGTCTCAAACGATATTCTTGGAGTGTTTGACATATCATAAGCCATATTAGTGAGTGTTTCTGCTTCAAAACGTACCGTATCCGGAACTTGGTTCCACGTCAGATACTGAGCATCCGCACCTTCACCCGTAAGTTTGACCATTCTGTCCTTAACCTTACCCATGAAACCCTCTACATCTCCAATTAGCTTCAGCAGTGGGAAGAAATGATAGTCTATACAATCAGCATAATTAGATAGCAATTTCTCTAATCGGACCCGAAAAGTCTTTATCTTCTTGCAGTAAGGTTCAGGACGATAAGCATAGAGAACCGGTAGTTTTGGGAATCCATGAGCAAAAGGCGTTCTTTCTTCATACCCTTTAGACAAATCCCATTGATAAACCATTTTGTCCGTGATAGTCATAAAGCAGATGACCTCCGAATCATCCATGAGCTTCTTTTTATACTCACGTGAGAAAGCAATCATTTTACCTTCGTCGTTAAAGAACGGGTATAGCTTATCACCTCTGAATGGAGACCATAACACGCTTTTCAGTTTCTTGGTGGGCTTGACCTTGCCACCGAACGTAGTCTTAACTTTCTTCCAAAACTTTGCCCAAAACGAATCATCATCGGTAACATACCAATATTCTGCCGCTTCTTGTTCGGAGAGCCAGGCACGGACAATCTTCTTGTTTTGGTATTTGATTTTGTTGGATTTAAATACAGCCTTTACCGCATCCAGCAGCTTCTTTTCATCATCATCAGTCGGAGTGCAATCCATAGACGGTTCTGTGCCGACCGTGAAAGCAGTTTGAATGTTCACTATATCTTGTTCCAATGGAATAGAAATACGGTTCACCGGTTCAGTCTTATACTTTGCTTCGATTTCATAAGTCTTACCAGTTTTTTCATCGAAAACTTTTTCGGATTCCTTATCAAGTACTTTTCTGTCCGGATACTTTTCTTTATCCACAATGATTTCGTGGCGTTCCGGATTCCAATCATCCCAAAGTTTGCAACGGTCGGGAAGTTCAGTCTTCCTACCTTTCTTCAGATAGTTTATCTTCTGCCCGATGTCAGGCAATGCTAATATTTCTTCTAAATTCAATGGCATAGCTTATATTTTTAGTGTGTGAATATTCCTGTTAAATCTTTCGGCTTCTGAATCTTACCAAGAAGCTCACCCAATACATAGTAACGTACAGCATCTATTCCGTGATTGTCATGGTCTTCCGGTTCGTTGATATAGTTCCCGTCCTTATCCTTTGCCCAAACATACTTTCTGAACTCGCTTTGCAAGTTGTACGAGCTTTTGGTTATATAAATCTCCATATCTTTCATTTTGTCAATTCCGGCATTGATAGAGCCTGCACCTTTCTCTACGGCATATATCTTGATTCCTCCGTTGTGTATCTCTTGAATCAAACGTGGGTCTGCGCTGTCAGCAATGACTTTCAATCCCCACGGGCGAAGAGTCTTGATGATGTCAGAAGAAAGCAATCCAGTACGGTAATCCACTTCATCCAAGTAAAGGGCGTTATCAACGATACCACAACGAATGGAAGCAGACGGGTCATGCGTATAACCGAAGTCTTGCCCGAAAGCAATTTTCTTTGCCCAAGCCGGGAACTCGTCAACAATTCCCCACTTCTTGAACACAGCACCTTCTGCAACGTCAGCCCACCGGCCGATAACCACATGAGCATACTTTTCAGGATTACTCACCTTCATATCTTCCACCTCTTTCAGGAACTCAGGAGAAAGGTTATCCAAGTTATCAAAATACGTAGTATGGATATGGAGCACATTCGGATGAGTGGAAATCTGAACCTGCACACCGTCAATCTCTACCAGCTTGTGAGTTTTCTCAATGTATTTCTTGTAGATGAAGTGATTGGAATCGCATGGGTTCATTATAATGATAATCCGGTTCTGAATACCCTTCTTGCGAATGGAGAGCATTATCTTGTCGAACTCATCTTCGCTTGTCCACTCTTCCGCTTCATCGCAGACGAAAGTCGTAATGCCTTGAATGGATTTCAGTTTTGCTGTCTGGTTCCCGGAAGAAGTCTTGATACCCCGGAACATGATACGGCTCTTAGTCATCTTATTGACTATGTCCGTCTTTGTGGTCTTGAAATATTTCGTGGTACCGTCCAAATCTATCTTCTCCATCATTTCGGGGATGATAGACATACCGGCAGAAACCATCGTGTAACGGGTGTAAAGAATCTGATGAACTATTTTCTCTACGGGAGTCATTTCAAAAGTCAACCGCTCAATAAAGGTAGAAGCATTGAAAGACTTTCCCGAACCACGCCCACCGGTAATAAGAATTATAAATTTTTCCTTATCCTTGTATAATGGATGGTAAATTTCTTGAGGTACTATCATTTCAGCTTGTCTTTAATCCAAGAATCAATGTTGATGCCATGCTCTATGTCTGTTGGAATATCAGCGTCTTCATCTTGTTTGCGCTCAATCTTTCTCCAATCTTCATCATGGTGGTACAGCCAAACGGACATTGCTTGCAAATTAGGAGCCAACTCGCTTTCGCTTACTTGTAATTCATCTTCGCCCGTCAAATTCCCTTCTGAATCACGGAGCTTTCTTACCACGGTGCTTTTGGTTTTTATGCCACCGAGAGCCATTGCAAGGAATTTAGCCCTTACAGTGGCATTGATTGTCGCGCGCCCACGCGCTAAGACTTCGGATATTTCGGTGTACTCACTTTTCTTTTCGCAGAATGTTTGAGGCAAAATCCCTATGGCATAAGCAATTTCCTTGTCAGTGAATCCCTTTTTGGCATACGATTCCACGAGAGAAAGAAATTCCTCGCTTGTATAATCAAACTTAGGCTTTCTTCCTCCTTTACCTTTTCTATTTTGAGATTCACTATTGCTCATAATTTTAACCGTTATTGTTACCCATATAGACACGGCGAGAAATTGGCTTGTTTCCATAGACATCAACTCCTCTTTTTGAGAAATAGCTATCTATTTTCTCAGCATATCTTCCCATTATGGATTTCGTTCTATCCCTTATGTTTCTTTGTCTTGCAGAACCTAACCCGTATTGTCTTCCAGCATTGTACATTATTCGTCTGGACTGCTGATATAACTGGCTATATGTTTTCTTTCTAACTCAGCTTTCCTCCCAATAATTAATCTATTCTTTCTACTTGTTCATCAAAAACTTCTCCCTTTATAAACTTCATATCTGGTTCATACCCGAACCTTTCGCAGAAAGCGGCTTTAGCTTCATAGGTATCGAAGGACAACATCACATAGGCATCCATGTTCTCAGCTTGCTTCTGTGCGTTTTCTTTCACCTGATGCTTGACCTCTTTCATGTGGGCTACCTTTTCAGCACGTTCCAACTGTTTGGCGGCTTTATCGGCTTCTTTCTGTTCTGTTACAGGCGACATTATGCTTTCCAGTTCGTCAGCAATGGAGCTTTCTTCTTCGGTCTGCAAAAGGAAATCAACCCCAATCATATTCAAGTCGGCATCCGTCAATCCTGCATCTTTCCAGTCAATATCAGGAACAATACGGGCAAGAGCGTCAAAATCCCAAGAACCTTGTGCATTAGGGTTGTTCATTAGAATATTCAACTCCTTTTCCTGCTGTTCGTCCACGTCAATGACATCGACACGAATGCGATAGTCGTTATCGGGAAACTTTTGTAATTCGTCCATGACAGACAAACGCTGGTGCCCACTGACGACTGTAAGCCCTGTACGCTTATTCACAACTATTCCACCTACCAATCCGAATTTCTTGATACCACGCTTTAATGCTTTGCGTGATTCATCGGAAAGTTTTCTCGGATTGTAGTCTGCAAAACGAATGGCAGAACGGTTAAGTTCTACCGATTCACTCTTGATATATTTACTTAGTTCCATACATATTACTTTTGTTGATTATGATACTCCCAAAGTACTCTTTCAGCCATCGGGAAAGTTTTGTAAATTCTCTGTAAGTCCTGTGGATAGTTCTTCTCCATCCAAAGCATACAATCAAGATTGAAGCCTACTCCCGAACTGGCTTTCAATGAATACCGAACTGGTTCGGGTAAATTATGCTGCCTCATATAAGCAAGAATATCCTTTTGTGTCCAATCAGCTAAAGGATAAACCATACCGTTATTCTCGTAGCCGTTTACCTCATACCCTTTCAACATAAGTCTACGATTCATACCGTCAGCTTTTTTCATGCCCAAGAATGTATAATAAACTCCATGAGTAAGTTGCATAGCCTTTACCACATCTGCCAACTTCAACAGCTTTACTTTCGGATTTGGCACACAATACATACCGCCACGGAGAATATAAGTAAGATTCCAATGTGGTACTTGAACAAACTCTATTTTCGGATATTTGGCTTTAGTCCAGTTTATCCAACGGTTAATATGTTCCAAATTCTTGACGAAATACATGAACACGCAAACAATCCGGTCAAACTTCGGATAGACTAAATCAAGCAGAACAAGCGAATCTTTACCAAGTGATAAAAACAGTAAAGCCTCATTCGATTTTACCCGAATGAGGTCTATATATTGACTCGCTTGTTCTACTTTGTTCATAGCTAGCCACCACTTAAACCAAATGAAGTACGAAGATCACTGTAACGCTGTCTGCGTGATCCTAACTGTGTGGCACTTGCTGTACCTCTACGATTGGCAACCAATCTACCACCTGCCCCTGCACCATTCATATTTCTGCGAGGCCCGGCTACTCTGTTAATTCTTCTTGCGACTCTGCTTTCTAATTTTAAAAGTTAAACAAATCAATCTATATGTTTTTCTAATATCTTGCCCAAAGTATAATTCATTTGTGCAGCAAGATATTCTTCGCCTTGATGTTCGTAAACAATATCATTACCGTTTTCATCTGTGAGAATAACAGCTTCTGCTGCTTTCACTTCAACGATAATATAAGGACGTTTACCTGCATATGCACCTGTCAGAAGCTTGATTGCATCGTACTTGATAGGCTTCAATTCTACCTCACCTTCTTCAGGCAGTTCTGCATCAGCCGGATATTCTTTACCGCCACATAGGTAAGTGATATACTTCTTAGCGTTAGTTGGTCTGATTTCACGGTATTCGTGGGTTTTCTTGCCTGCCAAGATTTCATCGAAATACTTCTGTTTGATGCTTAATGTAAGAATGTTCATAATCGTGTCATTTTTTTAATTAATACTCAATAGTTGCGGGGGGCTGAATCGAACAACCGACCTTCACCAAGTCAAAGTGAAAAGCTACCACTGCTACACCCCGCGATAGTACCCCAAAGGTACTACCACAACCAAAGATAACGAAATATCTTCAATCGTTATACACGACAATTGGCTTATTGTCGTGAACTAAGCCATTTATCCCGTCTTTCTCTACACGCCTCTAAGGTAGGCGCACAACAAGCAAAGAGTTCACCACTTTCAGTACGGTAATCGTACTGGTACATTCTCACTCTTTTACCTCTCAACCTGGTGTTGTAGGTAGTGTAATTCTCTTTGCCGGGCTGGCATACGCTGCAACCGTTTACATTTATTGAGTTCATAATTCAAGTAATTGTTTCGTTTTATCCACGTCTACAAAACTCGTCCACCCTGCTTTATGCAGCTTTATAGCTGCCTCTCTGATTGTGATTTTGCCACTCTTGACACTTTCTTTCAAAGATTCTAATATATTCTTCATTCTTAATTCATTTTTACGTTCAATCTTTCTTCACTCGTATAAGCCACTACAAGCCCTGTTTCATCATGCTGTATGGTGATGTACTTTTCACCCCTCTCTATAGTAGAGAAGTCATAAGGGGTTACCATCTTACCCAATACCTTGCCCAGTTGCTTCATCAGTGGGGCTTCAGGGCTGATAACTAAAACTAAATATGCTTTCATAATCGTGTATATTGTGGTAGCCATAAGGCTACCGGATTAGAACTCAACCAATATCAATCTTTCTAAAGAACCTGATGCTTTCACCCACATATGATTATGTCCGAAACCATAATCGAAAAACAGTTTAAAATAAGGGTATCTTACTATTAAAGAGTTCATACAGCCTCTTAACTCGTCTTCTGACATACAAGAAGTTATTTCATTGATAATTTGAACGAAAAGGTGTAAAACTTCTGGTTCATTATTCAATAACGGTTTTTCTATAACTGCTTTTAAAAATATATTTTCTTTCATATTCTTCTATATTGCGCAGGGCTTTCGCCCTGCCGATTTATGTTAATGCGTTTTATCCTCATGTAATAACTCGCAGTAAACTGGTGTTGTGGCATCTGTGTGCTTATTGGCTATAAGAACCTCATTACTATCCCAGTTAATATATACCTGTGTAGCAAATGCACCGAAAAACTGAATTTCTTTCGTGCCAAACAATACCACCGCGTCATCATTTACATTTGCAAGTGCTGCAATTAATTCTTTCTTGGTCATATTCTTTTTTGTTGCGCAGGACTTTCGCCCTGCTGGTTAAACTTATAATATCGTAATCTCTTTGTTGCCTATCTCTGTATCTACATTCAGAACCTCGTACTTTTGAGCCTTGTAATTATAAACGACTTCACAGGTATTGAAACCTCTACCATCTTCTCTTTGGTCATAAACAGTATTTATATGCTGATACATTTTATTGCCTAACATGAAGTTTATCTTACCTGATGTACAGAAGTAGAATGCTACTGCATACTTCAATGTTTTCTTTTCATCAATCTTCTTTGTTGCCATGATCGTATATCTTTTAATTGTTATTACTTCGTTTCTGACGATGCAAAAGTAAAACTATATTTTTACTTCACAAAGAAAAAGTCATTTTTATTTTGACTTTAACCTTTATTAGTACATATATAGTTTTACCACAATATATAATGAAGTATATTTGCATTTAAAATAAGTAACCATGAAACTAAGAATCAAAGAAGCAATAAAAGAACAGGGTTTTACCGTTCAATCTGTAGCAGATAAGATTGGAAAATCAAAGCAATCACTCCACGGTATTATAGAAAAAGGCAATCCTACAATAAACACATTGTCTGATATTGCCGATGCTATCAACGTTCCTATAAATAGACTGTATGAAGAAGTAACCGGAGAAGGTGAACTCACCGCCCTTATCCAGTACAAAGGAGACTTTTACAAAGCGAATACAATAGAGGAACTAAAGAAAATAGTGATAGCAATTGAAGAAAAACATTAAATCATTTGCTTTGCAACTATAAAATAGTTACATTTGTAAAAATATCAAAGGCATGGGTACGAAAGAGAAATTAATAGAACGGTTTAAGAACCAGCCAAAAGACTTCACATTTGACGAAATGGAAAAACTGCTATTCATTTTCGGATATGTGAAATCCGACAAAGGAAAGACTTCTGGGTCAAGGGTTATATACAAGAATGGGAACAAAAGACCTATCATGTTACATAAGCCACACCCCGGAAACATAATCAAGTCTTATGCCATGAAGCAAGTACTAAATGATTTGACAGAAGCAGGATTTATAAAATAAGGAGGTTTTATATGAATACATTAAAATATAAAGGCTATATCGGTTCAGTCGCATTTAGCGAAAAAGATAATGTCTTCTTTGGGAAAATAGAAGGCATTGATGGACTTGTAAATTTTGAAGGTGAAAGCGTAAAAGAACTTACCGACGCTTTTCATGAAGCAGTAGAAGATTATTTAGAATACTGCAAAGAAGAAGGTATAGAGCCTCATAAAAGCTATTCCGGTTCATTAAATATTCGTATCTCGCCAGAGGTACATAGTAAAATTGCTATTCTCGCTAAACAAGCCGGAATATCAATAAACGCTTTTATTAAATCAGCCGTAGAAAAGCAAGTTGCAACTATGTTATAACCAACTATGGATAAAAAAGAACTATTTATTTGTGAATGCAACAGCATTGAACATCAGATTGTGATGTCATATTTTGAGGATGAAAAGGAAGTCTATTGCAGTGTACACCTAATACCAGAAAGGAATGTATTCAAACGTATTATCCACGCTGTTAAATACGTGTTTGGTCATCGAAGCGTATATGGAGACTTTGACGAGTTTATCTTCAATCCTAAAGATGCAGATAGATTACAAAGCGTTGTTGACCATTTGAAAACAGAAAAGCCGGAGCACTAAACTCCGGCTCATTAATTGATTAGCCCTTTGAATCTTAACCGATTTACGATTTCGGTATAAAGATACTCTATATCCCCGCTGAAATCCCCATAGTTCTGATACAAAAACACGACATCAGCGCAGTTGTCGGAAATTGTACTCTTGGACTGAACCCCAAGTACCCTTGACATCTCTTCGCGTAACCCAGCTGTCATTTTCCCACCGGCAAGCGAACTTGGAGAAAACAGGTACAGGATAATGAAGATGAACTTCTTCCGCTGGGTAACACTATCAATACAAGGGGGAAGACTTCTGCTATTCAATAGCTCAACGAAGATTTTATAGATATCCCTAATAAGGCTTTTATCTCTCAAAATTGGTGAAGCTAAGGCGTTTTCTTCTTCTGAAAGTTCTGATTTCTCGATACGAATCTTTTTAAGACGAATTATTTTGTTAAAATCCAGTTCCATAACACGATTATTTTAAAAGTAAATAGTATATTTGCATCATAATCGTGTAAGGAAGAGCTGATTCATGGTCGTGCGTGGGTTGGCTCTTTTTCATTCTTCCCCATTCGTGCTGACGAATGGTTTCTTTTCCAAATCATAGCAGGTGATATATACCCGTTTCCCATTAACATCACATAGAGCAAGGGCATATCCTTTCTCCAGTATTTTAACCGGCTGATTGTCGCAATAGACAGTACTTCCAACCGGAACTCTTATAAAATGACGTACTATCATTTGATTATCTTTAGCTTGTTATACCAGCGTGAAGAGAAAGGGAACCACCCGATTAGGAATGATTCCCCGAAAATAGTTACTTTATATAGTTTGCTCATATTTGTTCAGTTTTGCTCTAATTTATTCTAACGTACTTACCTGCAATATCACAAGTTTTTATTACCTCCGCATTATCCTCACCAAAAGCGATGAGAATACTACCACAGCCGGGAGAATCTCCACGAGTTCCGTCTGGACGGAAGAATCTGATTCGGTTACGCAAGAATTTCATTGCCGTTGCCTTCTCGAATATCACATCCTGAAACATCTTTGAATCGCAACGATTGAAAAGTAAAGCAATGCCGTTTCCATGTTCTGCCATCCGTTTAACGAAACATTCTATAAGAGGACGGGAATAAGGTGGGTTCAACCAAACGCGACCTTTCCATTCCTGTTTTAATCCATCGTCATTTTTGTTGTACATGACATTTGCCGTTTTATAGGGGGGGGCTACTGGGGCACATGGGTCTAAATCAAATTCACCCAATGCGTCTATAATTTCTTTCGGTGTGTACCATTCATCGGTACTATTAGCCGATTTTTCAAAGGTTGTATTCATTTCTGTTCCGTTATTAGTTAATTGGCAGTTTCATAAAGCACATCCATATCGTTTTACTTTGTCGGCCAGTGGTATGCCCAAACAAAGGCTTATAAGGTATAATGGATAAAACTTCATTGACTTTTATTTCACTCTCACTCCATTTGAATACCAATGTCCCGTTGGGCTTTAGGACACGCATACATTCATCAAAACCGCTTTTTATCATTTCTTGCCAATTATCCGGAAGCCTACCATATTTCTTTGCCATCCATGATGTTTTGCCAAGTGTTTTCAAATGTGGCGGGTCAAACACGACCATGTAGAAAGAGCTATCCTCAAACGGCAAGTTGGTAAAATCGGCTATTATATCAGGTTTTACTTCTATAGTTCTGATTTTATCTCTGTCCTTGGCAGTTACTATTTCCGATCTCTTATCAACGAATAAGGCAAGAGGATTATGTTTGTCAAACCAAAACATCCTACTGCCGCAACAGGCATCTAATATAAGTTTTCCATTTTCCATTAAGCTATTTCTTTTGATTTCTTCAATCTCAACTTTCTCAATACTTTGCAAAGTGCTTCAGTATTTTTTCTCGCTTGTGTAACCTCCACCGCATTCCCGATAAATTTCTTTTGGTCAGCTTGTGTGCCTATTAAAACATAATCTTCAGGGAATCCCATAATCTTTTTGAGTTCCGGAATGCGAAGCATCCGCATTTTAATATCCACTATGCCATACAGTGCCATGAACTCCTTTATCTTCACGGTCATAGGACTATCATTGTCGTAGATTTCAATCGCTACCTGACCGCTTTCTGTTGCTACCAGATAGGGCGGCATCTTATCCATGCGGGCTATTAATGTGAAGCAGGGGCTATCAACAGAGCCGCCAGCACTGTTGAACTGTGGATTCATCAGATAGTGCCATTTCCTGTTTGCGGTAATGGTCTGGGAGGGTTCCTCTATACTGCTACCTACATTTGAGAATGCAGTATTCATTATCCACGGCTGGTATGTTACCAAGTTTTGTTTCGGTGTTGTGGTAACAGCGGGGCATGGCGAGTTTATATCAGACACCTGACCACCTCCAGAATATTGATTCATAAAAAATGGAGATACAAGGGAAAGTCTGTCTTTAGTCAGAAGTGTAGGACAAGGCTGATTAATATCCTTTCCTGTATCCTTAAAGTTATAAGAACACATAAATCGGCTTTCAATTAAAGCCATCCTGTCCTTCGTTGTGACCGTTGGAGCTGGAAGGTCTACCGAATGATTATGTCCATTTCCATAATAAGCAGAAACAAAAACATGGTGGTCTTTGCAGGTGATTGCACCTGCCGGTTCTTCTACAGACACATTCTTGCTTTCGGGATGTCCGCTGAACTGTTTGGAGAGGAAACTTACCTGTACCTTTGCAAAGCGGTTTTCAGTAGTCAACACTCCGCATGGTTCATCAACTGATTTGCATGTGTCTTGAGGGCGAACCGTATTGTAACGGGAAAGGAAAGCATCCTTTCCTCCGGCTACAAACTTGATAAGTCCAGCATAGATACGTTCAAGCGTTTTCTCTGCAAGAGGCTTTTCCCTGAAGATGGTAGTTCCTTCATCAGAGAAATCAAGCACATCTTTTACCGGCTTCCACTTCTCCAGCCGCGAGAACATATCTTGCCTACCACCTTTACAATGGGTCGGTTCTGGGAATACTATCGGCAAGTTCTTTTTAGCAAAGATGCCGAAGAAGCGTTTTCTTGTGGTGTAGGCACCGAAGTCGGCAGCATTTAAGATGCGGTGCTCAAAGTTGTAACCGTACTTCTTGACATTGCGCACCCACTTTTGATAAAGCCGGCCTTTGTCCATGCTGATAGGTTTCCCATTCTCATCCATATCTCCCCATGACATAAACTCTTCTACATTTTCAATCTGAATGTAGTCAGGGTCTATAACATCAATATAACGGAAGAGATGTTCTGCCAACGTTCGGCTGTCGGCATCTCTCGGCTGACCGCCTTTGGCTTTCGAGAAGTTAGTACACTCCAAAGAGGCATGAAGCATTATCATGGCATCAGGGTATAGCTGACGGATACGTTCTACAATAGTGCTTATCGGGGAAAGTTCCAGTGTACGGATATCCTCAATAAAGTGAAGTGCATCAGGGATATTGGCATCATGTGAAAGAATGGCATTCTTGTCATGGTTCACACAACAAACAACTTTTGCACATTTATTTCCATCCAATCGTGCTGCTTCCACACCTTCGGATAAGCCACCAGCGCCACAAAAGAGATCAATAACAAATAGTTCTATATCGGACAGACCTTCAATGGATTTTAAGATGTCTTTCTGCGATTTCATAACTTCTCCTTTTTAAACAGGTGGCTGAACGCATTATCCAAATCCAAGTCTAGATTCAGTTTGGACGGGAAAGATTTAATGTATTCGTACATCTTATAAGCGAGGTTGTCATCATCACCGCATCTGTCAATCAGTGTGAGCAACATGGCGTTCACCATGTCAGAATCATTGCCGAAGTTTTCCTGAGTGGATTCGCTGCAATGATTCACATCACTTTTCAATCTCTTTATCGCGGCTATGGCTGTGTTGAAGTTTCTTTTTGAATCGTGTCTGAGTTCAAAGCCTTCCTTCTTGTATTGCTGCTGCATTTCTAGAAGGTTGGTTTCTAAAACGTCCGTGAGGACAAATACGATGTTGGTTATCGTATTCAGTTTGTCTGTTCCTTGCATAATCGTGTATTCTTATTTCTAATTCGAATGAATCCCCTTCGTTCTGTTTCTTCTAACAGTGGAAAGTCTTCATTCTTGATTTCACATTCTGTTTCGTAGTTCACGGAAGTATAACTTGGGATATTGAACTTTTTCCGGATTCTTACGATAACATCCGGATTTCTTGTTACCCAGTAAACGGTTATTCTCATGGTGATATCAGCATTTTTCTAGCTTCCTCATCTCCTGCATCAGCACGGTGCTTGATTTCAATGTACTCAGCATAAGAGATTCTGTTATCTCCACGCTCCTCTATCTCTTTTTCACGTTGGTTTCTGTATCGTTCACGCTCTTTCCGTTCAATATCTTTCCGACGTTCAGAAACGTAGTCCAGCATCGCACTTGTTATTTTCAATGGATCTATTGAACCGTAGAACCGCCCATACTTCCCTGACTTAAACCGTGCTATGAAAAAACAGATTTCAGCGGCATTTATATAATAATACTCCGAAAGGAATATCTCCGATAGTTCAGAAAGTTGCTCTTTCGCTATCTTGGTTGAAACTTCTGCAAAGTCATTCAATGAACCAAATTGTATCTTTAGCCATTCTATCGGTGTTTCATCCCCATAAGTAGAAGACAATAGTCCTAAACTCGGAATGCTGTCATTCAACGCCAGTTCTGAATGGGTTGCATTACATCTGACAAGTTTGAACTGCAAATCAGGGTTGTAATCAAGAATGAATTGTGCAGGATCGGGATATTTATTCAATAACGCCCTCTGCTTCAAGTTCCTTTCTCTTTTTTGCGGCAGCTTCTCTAACGGTTGTAGCGACTGCAAGAATTGAATCACGTTTTCGCTGCTCGCTATCCTGTTGATTTTTACTAAGTCTTGTCCCATTATAGTTTCCTTCCAATATTTTAGTAAAGTTTGCTTGTTTGAAAATCCAATCAAAGTCGCATTTCCAATTGCGGTCATTAGCTCCAAGTAGGAACGGGGATTGAAGAATGAGATTGAAAACACTCCTCACTGACTCTTTCCCATATTGGGCTATCCGGGCTTTTACAGCCTTTTTTCTCACATCAGTCATTGATCTTATCTGCTGGAGTCTGTCTTTGAATGTGGTATTATAGTATTCCATCAATCCGCTGTAATCAATCTTTTCAGAGGGGGAGGGCGAAGAAAGCTTGGCTTTCTTTGATACTCCGTCAGGAGTATTTTCTTTCTTTTGATGTAGAGATATATCTATATACTCTCTTTCTTCTTTCTTTGTATTTGTGCCCTCTGTGTGCCCTGATTTTTGTAAAAGTTCGGATTGCGGTAGATTGTTGTTCATGGGCTGTGCCCCAAGTTGTGCCCTTAGTTGTGCCCATTCGTGTCTTAATTCATTGATTTCCTTTTCAATACCTGTGTCCTTACTTGTGCCCTTGGTTGTGCCCATTGGATTATATTCTTCATATTTACATAAGGTTATAAGGTTCATTCCTTGATTGCACTCAACAGTTATCATACCTTTCTTTCTAAGATGCACAAGAAAGGAACGCACCTTCTTTTCAGACCATTTCCAACGCTGTGACAGAAATCTTATGGATGCAGGATATTGACCTCTTGAATAAGAGATTTCTCGACCTCCGATACTCTCCTTTCGGGGCGTTGCCTCAAATCGTGCAGACTGAATTAAGTCTAACCACGCTTCGCAACTGCTAAAAGTACGGGCTTCATTCCACATTTCATTCGAGAAAAACCTGCGGCTTAGCCTCAAAAATCCTTCGTCCATAGTCTTAGAATCTCACGTTAGTTAATTGCCTTCCGTTAGAAAATACAGCCCACTTACCATTACCGCTATCAAACAATCGTAAATCCGACACCTCTCCGAAACGTTTGATGTTACCGCATAAATCCACAATCCATCCACATTCTTTAGAAGGATGCGGGCGGATGGCACGACCGACTATCTGATACCACATGGCAAGTGACATTGTAGGACGTGCCATAACGACCGTATCAAGTTCCGGATAGTCAAAGCCAGTCGTAAGTACACCCACATTAGCTACTACCGGAATTTCACCAGCTTTGAACGCCTCAAGAATATGTTCACGTTCTTTCTTAGGAGTATCACCTGAAACGATAGCGCAACCGGGTATTGACATCGTTAACCGTTCCGCTTCTTTCAAAAAACGGGTAAAGACCAAAATACCCTTCCGTTTTCCTCCGGCTTTGGGATTCATCAGCCTTTGGACGATATGAACGAGATAACCGTAGAAGTCTATCCGTTCATATTCTTTTTGAACTGACCTATCCGTATAGTCGGCACCAGTAGTATTTACTTTCAAGTTAAGTTCATTCCACCCTGAAGGATTCATTGAATAGTAATCCAACTTCGCCAAGTAGCCCATATCTAATAGGGTTGATACCTGTACATGATAAATGACCTCTGAAAAGACATGAGGTTTTGTCCGAGTGATAAATTTCAGCATGGAGCCGAAATCACGACTGGAGCTTAAACGGTATGGCGTTGCTGTCAGCCCAAGAACCTTACACTTCACTGCATCAAAAAAATCCTTGTACATTCCCTCTTTGGGGTTTACAAGATGACATTCATCCACAATGATGTTCTTGAAGTGGGTAAACAGTTCGGGATGATTCTTCACACTGCCGATGGTGGCAAATGTTATCCGGCTTATCTCCTTTGAGTTAAAGGATGATGAATAGATACTGCAATCAAGAATACCGTATGAACAGAGTTTCTTGAAATTCTGTTCGAGTATTTCCTTCGAGGGCTGGAACACCAAGGTATGACCGTCAAGCCTTGCGGCTATATCTGCTATGATAAGCGACTTTCCGCTGCCCGTAGGTAACACCATAATGGCATTTGTTTTCTTCGCCTTGTTATTGAAGAAAGAAACGGCAGCATCAGAGGCTTTCTGTTGGTAATCACGTAGTTTGTACATATCTATCTTCTGATTTAATGATAAAAGGGAAATCCTCACTAAGTTTGGAAAGAAATATCCGGATTATATAAGCCTGTTCCTTACTTAATCCAACCGGAGAGAATGAACCATCATCATTCTTGACCATCATCATTCTTGACCATCATAACAAATGTTCCTGCTTCCAAATCATTCATAATCCTTTCTCCTTTCGTAACTTCTTATTAAGTGCTTTGTAATACTTGATTAGCTGTTCGTACTCAAAATCAGTCATTTTGGAAGTGCTGGCAACTTTGACTTTCAGTAAATCAAACTTCTGTTGTCCGATTTTAGCAATTAGATTCACCCGATACCCTTCCAAATGGTCGGCTTTGAACCTGTTGCAGTGTCGGCATTCGGCATGGCAATTATTCTCATCAAACCGTGTTGCCAAATGTGTACGACTGAAATAGTGCCCGCAGTCTGCTTGTGTAAACGGCTTTATCTGTCCGCACGAGATACATCTAAAATACCCGTTTGGCATTGCATCACGAAGCCGGATAAAAAGGGAAAACTCCTTGTCGAGCTTAGCTTTCAAATCCGGCTTCTTCTTTACTGTTACCCCTGCTTTATCAAACAGAGGTAAAGGCTTGTCTTTCTTCTTAGCCTTAGTGCTTTTTATGTAGTATGGCATTGTTTCAACAATTTATTTATCTCTCTTATTTCTATCTTCTTCCGACGAATAGATACGGTTAAATCATGAACTTTTTTATCGTTGCTTACTATAGCAAGTCTTTCTCTATAAACCTCTATCTTATCAAAGGAAGAATCTCTTAGGTTTTGCAATTCTTCTTCTGACAGACCTATTATTTTATCTTTAAAAGTATCTGCGTATGTCTTCATAATTTAGCCAATTAAAAGCCCCGAAGCGTATTCTCCGGGGCAAAACAACCATTATTCACTAACCCTTGCCATTTATGTGTGGCTCACATTTATGAGGGATAAGCGGGAGTCGAACCCGCACAAGTATCGTCTGCTTTCTCGCTTTCATCCGTAGATTGGTTATCCTACGATCTTTAAACTACTCAACCTGTTACTTACAACTACGGTCTTGATGATTTCCATTTCTATGTACACTTGAAAGTTCCATTCATTTAGTCTTAGCACCCTATGACCATTTTATCCCTATGTGGTGGTAACAGGACTTGAACCTGCATGATAGGAGCTTTTTAGTTTTTACAATGAGTGGAATCTCGCCACCTATACCTGCCTTTATATGTTTTTACATCGGGCTACTGCTTATATTACCCCCCCGTTACCGACAACCTATCTATGAGATATTAAACTTTAGCGTCTACCAATTCCGCCATACCACCTAACTGTTACTTATTCTTCAGTCTCGCCTTCAACGATAATTGAAAGCTGACCGCAAGCGGCACCGTTTTCAATTTCTGACTTTGTTGCAATGGCTACTGCATAATCGTAGCCCATCTTTTCAAGTTGTTTTTTAATCTCTTTCATGATTCTGTAAATTAAATTGTTTATACTAAATTCACTCCCTCGATAATTCCATTACCAAGGTTGTTTTTCTCTGATATGTTATTTGTATTGATTGGAGACAACTTCACAAAAAAGTGTTCCTTATCAAAATGTTTCTCCAGCTTATCCGCATCAAAATCAGATTCATCCACCAATGTTAAGTTGATAGTTGTTTTCAGATTACTTTCTGTTCTTATTTGCCCAAGTTCATCAATAGACATTTTCTTCGGATAAGGAATAAGCCAGCCTCTCTTTTCTTCGTCAAAACTGTGTAAGCTAATCTGTAGTGTCACATTGCCTTTCACAAAAGAGAAGTCGCTATCTTTAATGCCAATCGTTGAAATGTAATGGTGAGTATTTGGGAATATTTCCGTAATACGTTCAATTGCTTTTTTTACGGCTTCTATATTTAAGAAAGGCTCACCCATACGAGTGTAGTTAATCTTAAATTCTTTGGAATCATTCGGGTTGTAACCTGCGCTTCTTATAGCAAACAATACTTGTTCTACAATCTCATCTGCTGTAAGATTGCGGTATTTCTTCATATTACCAGTGGCACAGAACTTACAACGTACAGGACAACCGCTCATGGTTGAAACTCCAATCATCCATCTTTCAGCGCGACTTCCGAGATTGTTGTTATCAAGGAAATTCTGTTTTCTTCCTATCGCATCTTTTGTGTAATATGGAAGAAAGGTATCAGTTGTTTCTACCAGCATACCATCTTCAAGCCGCAAGCAGTAAACTGTACCATTTTTAAAACTTTTACTTTTTACTATATTCATGATTGTATTTTTATGGGTTTTCCAGCTATATCTTCACAGACCGAGCAGGCTGGTTAACAAAGTTATTCCATATAAGCCATTGAAAACTCTTTCGGAATAAACCGCCCAACCGGGATAGGTTTGGCAGATTCAATGGCTGCATGGATTTCTCTTTTGTTGAACTCATGTCCCTTTTCTTTGGCTTGCTTCTCACATTCTTCCTCTTTATTTTTGAGGTAGTGGGTAATAAGCATCATCGCCCTATCAACATTAAAAGTATTCACTACGAATGTTTGAGTACGTTGCTCTTCGTCAAATGTGATTTTCGTTTCAATCTGATAGAACTTCTTTTCATCCGGTTTAGATTCTTCGTCACTATCCTCGGTCTCATCGTCCATCTTGTCAACGTACTCTGCCATTGTGATTTCATTTTTAAGATAAGCAATCGAAGCATCATCGACTTTACGCTCTTTCAGATTATCAGTAAGAATCACGCACGAATCAAACTCCTTTGCCATCGTTAAGGTGAATCCCGATTGATAATTAAGTTCAATGTAGTCTCTCAAAATAAGGCAGACATTCTCCAGGCCGGTAGCATAAAGCAGGAATTTGTACTTCTTGTCACCTATCTGTGCCTGTGCAAGATAGGGATATAAGAACTTGTTTTCGTTCTCAAAAGCTAAACGCTTCTGACTACTGACTTCCACTTCTTTGATGCCATCCGCTTCCATACTGAAACGAATTTTTGCCAATAGGTCTTGGTCTATCAGAGAACCACGATCAAAAAGGACTTCATTACGTTCAATGTTTACCGTTTCGCCGGTATCTTCATCTATGAAAGATTCCTCCCATGTTTTGAGAACACGCTTTGCAAGGTACATATTGAGCATCTTCTTTGGGTCGGATGTCACGTACCGTTTTTCTGTTTTTCTTGTTTCTATCATAACTAAATAAATTCTTGATTTCTTTGTATTTCCTGCTGGGCGTATATCAGCATCTGATGTTCATTTGCAGCCGGCAGATAGATACCTGCCACTGATGCACTCCAATTACGAAAACGGTCAATACTCAAAGTCATTTCACCTGTTGTCAGCTCGGCAGAACTTCTTAAGTAAGTTACTTCCTTACCTTTCTTGTTGACCGTCTTTCTCTCAAACAAATCACGGTTGCAAGTCCTCTTATAAAAATCAATTTTTGCTTCGTCGAGACTGCAACCGTACTCACTACCGAAATACCCTAAAAGAAGATGCAAGTAGCTGTTTTGGGCAAGCGTGCGGTTAGGTAGTTTCTTTTTCACTTCCACAATAGCCTTTTGCTTATATAATTGATTTACATACTCTTTAAACCTATCATGTTCAAAAGAATTATTTAGGTTAAATATCATATTTATACCTCCATATATAATTATATGCACTTTTAATATGTCCTCGACAACATTGAGATATAGTTTTAAGATTATAGCCATTTTTTAATGCCGCAATCGTTGCAGATGGATACTGATTTAATAAATTTCCACTCCTATCATACTGCAATACTACCTTCTGTTGAGATTCTGCTTGTTTCTTTCTACCGCTACCATAATTTGTATTATAGGCACAAGAGCACCATTCCAAATTAGAAACCATATTATTCTTCTTATTTTCATCTATATGATTAATTACAGGTAAATTAAATGGATTAGGTAGAAAGGCTTCGGCAACAAGTCGATGAATATTTTTCTGTTTTAGTTTATTTTCTTTCGATAAACTTACAGATAAATATCCATTTCTTACAACTTGCTTTAACATACGACCTTTGTATATCCTTTGTTTTCCTTTATACCTATATCCAACAGTTCTATCAACTGAACGTATCTGACCATAATTAGACACTTGGTATAACTCTTCATATCCTTTTACATCTTTCCAAATCTCTTCCATATATTCATTCTTCAAGTCGAAAATCATACGCTAAAATGGCAAATCGTCCTTGGGATTACCATTCGCATCAACAGGAGGCGGAAAATCCGGCAGTTGTTGATAGGTAGACTGTGGCGTCGGCTGCTGAACAGGCTGTTGTGCAGGTGCAGTTTGGGGAGGTTGTGATACACCACCACGTGCCTCTATCTTATAACATCGAATGGATGCCATACGTTTAAGTTCTCCATCCAAGTTCGTCCACGAACGACCTTGTAAGACAAATGATACAGTAACAACATCACCCTGATTAAAGCGGTCAAGTTCTGCACACTTATCGCCTGAAAACTCTAAGGGAATAATGTTCTCATACTCGCTACGCTCTCCCGTATAAGGGTCGTAAGTGGTAGCATCTAAAATAAACTCCCGTTTTGTAAATGAGGAACCACCGTTTTTGGATGGTATTTGAACGGTTTGTCCAATTTCGATTATCCGTCCAGTTATTTGGTTTGCCATTAATTTTCTCCTCCTAATATCTTTTTATCGGTTATAAGTTCTCTGTTTTCTTCCAAAAACCGGATAAATTCCTCACAATGATTAGTAAGAATAGGAATATCACGTTCAGGATTGAAAACGTATGTTTCTGTATAGGTATCTACCACATAACCGCCTTTGTTGAACTCCACAATGTTATACTCAAATGTCCGTACATCCGACCCATTCTGCATAAGAGCATAAGGATAAACTAAATGCTGGTGGTGATCTTTGAACTTTCCCACGGTATAACTACCGGTTGTTTTGATGTCGTGAACACTGGTAGGCATCAGTTCGTCAATCAAACCATAAACCAATACACTACCGTATGCAGTAGGCAAGATGGCTTCTACTCTTTGTTGGGTTAATGCTCCTTTGTAGTAGTTGGCAAACTCGCGGCAAAGGTCAATGTGAAAAGTGAAAGTGCGATTGTTGTAAACAGCTTTTATCCCGTAAAGTTTTCCGTCATCGTGATATGCCTTGCTAATTTCCATTATAGAAGATTTACGGTTCTCAATCATACAATCAATGATTTCATTGAAAGCCGTACCACGGTCTGCCGCTTCGCTATCGAATGGCTTGCGGTTAATCCGGTCTATCAGTTCTTGAAACTGTTGTTCGTGAAATTCTTCAGGAGTATGGGGTGGATTTTCTGACCACCCCCAGTACTTATCCCAAATCACATCACTATTCAGATATGCCCCAAAGGCATCAAGAAGCGTTGCGTAAATACGATATTTAGGCTGCTGGTTCATATTTCTTTTCTGAATTAAGTTTCAGATTCAAAGACTTCGCTTTGTTAGCTACCAACTTTGCCGCCATTTGCTTTGAAGAACCAACGTGCTCAAAGTTATCTATTTGCGCGATAAAATTATTGGCAGATTCCGCATCCGTAATAAGTTCGATCTGTTCTTTTATCTCTTCAATAACTTTATCATACTTTTCCTGTGCCTCTTTCTTGGCAGCAAGCATACCCAAATACGAATTGATTATCTTGGCGGTGATAAAGTCGTTCTTTGCGGTTGGATTACCATTCTTGTCAAGGATGGTAGGAACTTCCATCACTGAAGGAAGATTGCAAGTATTCTTACCGTCATTTCTTGAAGTTGGGTCAAAAGTGATAGTACGTCTTTGGACGCCTCTTTCGCTTTTCATTTCAAGATAACCGAGCAAATCCAGTTCAGTAACGATAGAGTTGTAGGATTTTTCACGCAAGGCAGGGATAAACACCGTATCATCACCTTCTTTTCTTGTGTCGCGATGGGCAACGAAAATGATGTGCTTGTTAAGCCCCGAAAGTGTTCGTGTCATCCATGAAAACTCTGCATTGATACCGCTCCAATCACGGATGGACGGCTGGCGGGTTCCACACTTGTGAGTAATGATGAAGTCCATCATCTTGCCGATGGTATCTACTACAATGGTCTGATAAGCGGACAAGTCCTCTTGAAGAACTTGCTGAACATCGCTCCATGAAGTGACCTGTACCGTGTCTATATTCTCCAAGTGCGCCATGTTCATGCGCTTCACGCCGTTATCGAAGTCCAACAGCAGCGGTTTCGGTGCGCTCAATGCTACCGTACTCTTTCCCATTCCGGCTTGACCGTAAATCATCATCTTCACGGTGGTCGGGATAACTAATTCATTACTTTTCTTAATTAAACTCATGATTATAAATATTTTAGATTTGTATTATTCTTACAATGACCATTTAGCTTGTTCCGCAATGTAACTGGATGAATCCCTATGTCTTTAGCACAATCCAATGCACAATTCCATATTTTCCCAGTTACAACATCTGTCACCTTTTTTGCTGCCGGACCTTTTCCTCCTTTAAAATCTTTAATACCGATTTTAAAAGAATGCTTTATGTTTTCAGAATTAGTACACCACTCTAAATTCTCAACCCGGTTATCTGTTTTGACACCATTGATATGGTTCACTTGTGGCTTATGTTCGTGATTGTCTATAAACGCCGATGCAACAAGCCTATGAGCCATAATTTTCTTTTCAATGCAATTTTTAGATAATGTATATCGTACATATCCGGATTTGGTGATAATAGGCTTTTGGATTTTACCATAACGTCCTCTTAACCTTCCACTGCTACTTATTTGGTATAAACCCTCATATCCATATACATCCTTCCAAGTCTCGCTCATAATCGTAAATTTTATAGGGTTATTTGTTCAGATATTTACTCATTTTAAAAGCATTAATAGCGGATTGTATCTCGAACTTGGAATATATGATAGGAGAATTTCTGGATGAGCCTTTTCTTTTCTTATGCACCAATCCTTCTTTCTCTAACTTTTCCAAAAAGTTAGGTTCATACCCAAGTGTCTTTAACCATCTGAACGCTTCTCTTTGCTTGATTTCATCAGATACAGGAGACCGTTTCTTCTCACTGGCAGCTGCACCAAGCTCCGCCATGTCCATGCAGATATTTTTAAATTCAAATAATTCAAGTCTTACCTCCATACCGTCCAGTTCTTTCAATTCGTTCAACTCTCGTTCTTCGTCCCCTTCTCATATCACCCTGTTCGTGATAGAGCGAAAAAGAAAAGATGCACAACAGGCAGAAAGCAACAGCCGACCTAATAGTAGGTGAAAAGTCCATCGTGAACTTCATACCAGCTATTCTCTCATATAGCATGGTTGCCAGTTCTCTGCCGTTCCTTACGTTCAAAATCTCAAAAGCTCTTTGCAGTTGGTTGTTTATCGTGCTGACCGCTCGGCATTTGAGGTTTGCAATTTCTTTTTTCTCATACCCTTGTGCATACATTCGTGCCGTAATCTCGCATTCAGGTGTAAGTTCATTAAAAACTCTCTTCATAATCGTGTAAGTCAGCTGATTAATAATTGCGAATAACCTCAATATATCCGGCTTCCCTGTTAGTGTCCACCGAATACAAAGTTTGCTCCTTGTCTATTATCCGATCAATCCTTGCCAGCCTGTTAAGATCAGCTGTACACCTGCGAAGCTGTCCGGCAAGCTTGTCGCTAAAGTCAAAGCTGATTCTGTCATTCTTCTTTTTCAGCTTTTTCTTGATTTCTGTTCTTTCTTTCAGTTCTTTTGCCATAAGAGTAAAATTTAATTAATGATTCGTGGATGGTAAGGGAATCGAACCCCTCTCAATCGTGCCAATTGTTTGCGCAACACGAAGCTCTAACCGATAAGCTAACCATCCGATTAAAAAAGGTGCACTATCCTCACGGACGGCACACCCAGTACAAACACAATATAAAACACGAATATCTAATCTATTATCAGAACAATGCTTTTAACCGCGTTCTTGAAATGATCAAACTTCCGGTTCAAATCACTCCAAGATTTATACCATGTATTTTTCTCTTCAGCTAATTTCTCGTTAGCCTCTTCCAGTTCCTGCACACGCCTTACTAAATCTTCATGCGTCATGCCTCTTAATTCTTCCACTGTCATAATCGTATAAATTTAAAATGTCGTTAAAAAGGTAGGAGTCGAACCTACTTCTTGTAAGCTAAATGAATATATAAATTAGAATATAAGTTAATACCAACAATTAATCGCTTACACGCATTCCAACAATGCTACTTCATAAATTACCGCCCAGCTGGTTTACAAGGTGATTGTGCACTCATCCCCATGCGCCTTGTGCCGGATTATAGGACTACCTTTTAGCGGTCTGTTTTAAGTTCTCTATAAGTTATTCTCATGAGCGACACACACCCTACACATATAACACTCATTATAGTGATAGAGAATATTTTCATAGGACTGTAAGTAGTAATAGCCCCGTAAAGCATACCGGCAGCACATATACTAACCAATATGGATAAAATGAATTGGACTGTTTTCATAATCGTATAAATTAGTTGGCTCCCCTGAACCAATTCGATTGGCAACATCACGTTATTGTCAGGGGATTTTCTTAATTTTGAGGTGTCAAATCTAAAAATCAAGAAATATGAAACAGTTTATTGAAATTCCCCAAGGGGAAGAGATTGTATTGATTAATGTAAATCACATTTCAGCCATTGAGACTGTCACATTCGGAGAAAAACAACTATGTAAAATTTATGTATCTACTCCCCATCAACGGGATGGTTGGGTTGCTGAGACTGGATGCCTAATAATCCAATCCAATTTTTCACTCTCTCATCTTCGCCAGCTGATAGAAGAAGCTCTTTAGAGGTCTTACCGTCAAGGATGAACTCTACCCAGGCTTGAACGGCTTGGGTAGTTGAGTGTGTGCCTACTTTCAGAAGAAGCTCTTTGCGTAACTTCTGTTCTTTTCTTTTTCTGAAATACTGAAGTATTCTTTTAATCATCTTTCTTCTCTTTATTGGTTGAATATAACTTCTCGCTCCACTCTCTTATAGTCCTATTCACATAATGGACTATACTATCATCCGGTAAGTCAGATACTAAGATATCCGGCATATCTTTGCCTGCTTCAGCATTAATAATTGAATAAAACAGAAATCTGTATGCTTGCTTATATTGGATAAGCTCGTCTTTCAATTTACAGATAGCATTTACATCCATATCGGTAAATCTGCTTTTTCGCCTATGTTTCATAACAGTTTTTATTTAATCATAATTATAAAGTGATTTAACCTTATCCCTTATTTTAAGTATCTCTACAAGAACTTTATCGCCAACTCCGCGATATTTCTTGAAATCTTCATCAGGAGTTCCAATCAACACCTCTACATTAATTGATTCAATAGTGTATTTCACTTCGTTGCGCATACACCAGTTCACTTTCATAAATCCTCCCTGACACAAAGCCCGGATAGCCATCGTGCGAAGTTTCTTTTCGACTATTCCCATATCTATCTATTTCATTATTTCGCCAAAAGCAAATATTTAAATATCCTACTGCCTTTTACTTAAACTCTCTATGAATTGAATACGTAATCAGCCCAAATGTCAATGAATTGCACGCCTGCGTATTCCGAAAGTTCTCTTGTTTTAAAGAAAATCCGAGAACCAATGTACGCAATCGGATTAGAAACACCGATACTCGTACCTGCATACGCAATTCCGCCATTCGCATTCGCATAGAATGGCGACCGACTCACTACACGGTACTTCGGTTCATTACCCATTTCGTCTATTGGGAGGTAAAGGACAAAACAAGGGAAGTATCGTAATTCATCCGTTGTAAATTGTGGCTTCCAACCCTCATTAAGTGCGGCAGCAATGATGCGGAGTTTAAGGTAAGCATCTACATCGGGCTGATTTCTTAATCCAAAAAGGTCCCATGATTTCCATGCGTGTATAAGCGGATTATTTTCTCCGAGTTCCTTGCAAGCATCCTCGAATGTCTTTATACGTTCCGTTACATCTTTCAGCTTAAAAGCCTCTTTACCGAAGCATTTGTGAAGTTCGTGAATCACCTGTTCTTTCGAGATTGCAGGATAATTCGTCAATACCTTGTATAATTCCTGCAAATTTTCATGTTTCACTTCTACTGTTTCCATTTTGTTTTCTCCGTTCATAATCGTGTAAATTAAAGTTTGTGCCTGTACCCTAATCGAATAGTAGAACCGTATTTCAGTTCAGTACAAGCTATATCTAGACCTTTCAGCGATACTTGTGCCTAACCAAGCATACTCATCACACTAAAGACAAATTGGCGTGCTGAAAGTAAAAATCATTTCAAATTCATATAGCCTTACCACCGTTCACCGCATTTCTGCTATGGCGGCTTCTATATTTCGTTATCTTTGGTTGACCTAAAACGGCTTATAGTATTACACCGTAAAGGCTTTTACAGGCTTGTCAAAGAACTAATCAATAGTACCCTACCCGATTCTCGCTATCGGTTGCCGTTCAATCCGTCTGTAGGGCTGTCGTGCGTTGCATAATCGTGTATTATGCGTATCGGCTGATACCTTGTACCCGGCATAGAGCATCGTAATCCATGCCATCATCTTCACAAGTTTCAAAACCTTTTAAGGCATCTTCCAAACTGTCTATCTCATCCGTTATCAACTGGATAACTTCTTTTTTGCTATCAGCATTGAACATCAGGCAAACAGTCCTTTCATCGTTGTTGTGAGCTGCCTCTAAATCTTTATAAAGGCTATCCAACTGCTGGTTAATCGTGTAAGCATTCATATCCATATCGTTTATGCGATTGACATCAGATTAGCTTTTTTGAAGCATCTGAATTCTTGGCGTTCAGTATCATAGTAAGTCTGGACGGTATCATTCTTCTTTCTATTGTCAGTACCAGTGATGGCAGGCATCAGCTTTTCATTTAGTGTACCGTATGCCTCACGAACAGAACCGTCCACTTTTTTGAAGTAGAACTTCACTATCTTCTTCTTCATCTCACCTTTCAGTTTCAAATTAGCCCAAGCCACCTTCATTGCTTCGCTCATGGTGTAGCCATTACGCTTAACGAACTGCCAAGCAAGGCTCATTACTTCGTGTAAAAATTCTCTTGTTCTCATAATCGTGTATTTTAATATGTTTATACTATTTGAAATCTGAATTAATCTTCGTTTCTTTGTATCAGTTTAATTTGATAATGCAAATATACTACTATTTTTCAGTAAAAAGAATCTAATACTGAAAAATAGTAGTAAAACAACACTATTTAACTATTGAAGCAGGTTATACCTTATTATAATATGAAGAAAGAAGGCAGAAATAGAAATTGGATAGCGTGGATAGCACTTGGATTAAGTGTTATTGCGATAGTTCTATCACTTTACTCTATGCACAACAGTAACTCTGTATCGCTTCAAAAAACATTAGAAATCTGTATATCAGTCATGGGAATAGGAATAACAGCGATTTTAGGGATACAGATATACACAATATTGACTATAGATAAAAGAGTACAGGAAAAAATTGAGGATGAACGAAAACTGTATAAGGATAGTAATTCCCAGCTAAAAGAAGATTTAAGGTCTCTTACAAGAACAATGCAAAGATTTACAACGGGGAATATTTATATTATTAATGAAGAATACAACGAAGCTTTTTGTGTATTTTGCCTTGCAGCAATTGATGCTAATAAATTAGGAGAAAGGGAATTAGTGTCTATCAGTTTACAGCAGGCAGTGGATATACTACAGAAAACAAACTGTATCAATAAATGCGAAATAGTAATGAAGTACATGGATGAGTTAAAAACTGGAATGATAGGAATATCTGACGAAAAGGCTATTACGGTTTACAATGCGCTATTGAATTTGCCATCGTATGAATAAAGCTATTCATCTTTATCCTCATGGTTCCTTGCTATTCCAAGAAGAATAATTGCAATCCAAGGAATTAAGCCGCATAGATACATTATTAAGGCTTCTATCATAGCAAAAAAAATAAAGCGACCAACTCCAAAGTTGCGGTTTGAAGTCAAGTCACCTATATAGTCCCTTAATGGGAATAGTTAAACAATTTAGTCGAAATCATCCGCAACTTGATTCCGACACAAATATACTGAAAGATAACAGTAAAACCCAAAAAAGATGAGCACAAAAGAAAGATTTGTTGAATATTTAAAAATCAAAGGGATTGGGCAAACCGCTTTTGAAGAATCAGCTGGTTTATCTCGTGGAGCTATTGCCAAAAAAACGGGCTTTAATGCAGATTCAATAGAAAAGATAGCGTCTGCTTGCCCTGACCTTAATATAAATTGGTTAATAACTGGAATTGGCAACATGACAATTAATACCAATTCGTCAATCACTGAAACTCCAACCACGAATAAAGATATTAAAATACTTGATATACGTGTATGCGCAGGACATGGAATTGGATTTGACGGAAATGAAAACAAGGTTATTGGATATGTGAATATACCAGAATTTACTGGATGCTATGGAATAACCGTATATGGTGATTCTATGTACGATATGTATATGTCGGGAGATACAATCTTTGTCCGTGAAATAAAAGACAAACGAAACATAGACAATGGACAGCCGTATGTAATTATAACAAAAGAAGACAGACTTCTTAAAATGATTCATATCGACTACGAGCGAAAAAAAACAATATTGTCTTCCTACAACAATATAGCTAATCCGGATGGGAAAAGAAAATATCCCGATATGGAAATTGACATAGATAATGATGTAATTCATTTATACAAGGTTGTAGGTAAATTAGCGAGAACGCAAATGTAGTTACAATAACAATACTATGAAATTCAATCAATACACATGGAACCTATATAAGCAATCTTCTGACGGACAAAAAGCTATTAAGGAGTTTGAGGAAGCCAATGAAAAGATGACTGAATACGAACTGTTTTCTAAATACAATCCTAATTCAGCACGTTTTCTTTCAGAAGACTATTTTGTAGAAACATGCGACCTATTTTGGGCTTGCTCTTTCGACAGTGCAGAAAAGCCCGAAAACCATGAATCTGCAAAGCAATTTTATTATACACTCACGACCAAAGGGATATTTGATGAAGAGCATGTAGCAGTAATCAATGAGGGCGAATACCAATTAATGCTATCTGCTAATGATATGTTGTCATTCATGTTATATTACTTTGCCCCTGAATACTTTTTCCCAAACCTTTTCAGAAGTCGTTTTTTCGTTTTAAATAAGATAACAGACACATTCGAGATAGAACTTCCTCTTATACCTAAAAAATCTGATTATAAATCGAGATGTATGTATTATTGGGAATTGTGTGAGGTGTTTTATCGGTTTAGAATTGAAAACCAACTCTCTCCAGCAGAGTTATGCGCATTTTTATATGACTATGCACCCAATTTCATTTCAAAAGAAAAAACAGATATTCCACAACCGGCACAAGCATGGTTCATTGGTGGGAAAACAGCCCCGATAGAATCTACTTTAGATTTTACTTTTTGGCAGGCCAATCCTGAAACCCAAAAAGGCGATATTCTAGTTCACTATGAAACATCACCAGTTAGCGCAATCACTTGTTTGTGGATCGCTCAAACAGATGGAGTGATAGATCCATTCTTCCACTATTACAGCAATACGTACATAGGAAATAAGATAAATCTACCTCATATAACATTGAAGGAACTCCAAGCCGATGAATACTTCTCAAAGCATCCTCTTATTAGAAAGAAGTTCCAGGGAGTAAACGGATGGCCAATGAGTAGCGAGGATTACTCCGAACTTCTGCGAATAATAAAGGCAAAAGGATTTGATATAGATACCTTACCAAAGCTATATGCTCCTACACTACCCCAAAATATAAGTATAGAGATAGAACGGGACGTAGAGCAACAGTTATTAGAACCTTTGCTTAACTCTATGGGATGGTATGAGAACAAAGACTTCATTCGGCAGTTACCAATCCAAGCAGGGAGAGGACATAGGATATTCCCAGATTATGCGTTACATTATGACAATAAACCAAATGAGGAAAGGGCAAAAGTGTTGATTGAAGCCAAGCTGTGTATGAGGAATAACAAGGAAAGAGAAGAAGCATATTTGCAAGCGCGCTCATACGCCCGATTACTTAATTCTTCTGTGATTGTTTTATGTGATAAGGATTACCTGATTGTTTATGAGAAAAAAGACAGCTTCGACCGGGACAGATATAAGAAATACCATTGGGGAGAGCTTGAAAATCCCGATTTATTCAACGAATTAAAGAACAAACTAAATATATAAGATTATGAAGAAGATTCTATTTACCATAATAGGCTTGTCAGCACTATTCTGTATGAGTTCCTGCGATGAAGCTGTTTATAAAGGGAGGAAAGTGTATAAAGCATATTTCGATTATACCTTAAAAGACCCTGAATCTTTCAAGGTGTACAGCGAAAAATACACAAAGGATGGAGATTTCACAGTAAATTGGGAACTGGATTATGGGGCTAAAAACTCTCTCGGTGGAATGGTGAGGGAGAAGGCTACGTTTACAACTGTTGGTACTTCGATATTTATAGACGGAAGTAGTTACAGGCTTGATGAATTGAAATGATTTGAAAATTGTTTTAGCAATATTTTAGCAATAACAACTAAAGAACATGATTGGAATCCGGGAAGAGTTAAAAAACAACATAAGCCGGGGATTATGCCCGGCTTTAACATGAAAATCTCCTTTGTTTCAACATTGTTTCAACATCAAACGAAAACGAAAAATATAAATAGGTGACAAACAGCAGATTAAGAAGTAGAAAAAATTAGCCAGATGAGCTAATACCCCGAGAAATAATAACGATGCAAAGATACATAGAAAATCAATAATACAAAGCTTTTGGGAAAGTTTTTTTTCATGTGAACAAAATTTTTATTTGTCACTTTTGCGCCAAAGAGTTACTTTTGCGTGAAATTGTTAACCAATAGCTGACCAAGTTTAATAGCATAACAAGCGGATAACCCCGATTTGTGACAAGTCGGAGCTATCTAAATCATAAGTTAAAAGTTATTATGAAAAATCATTGTTGTATCAATACTATACCCCATCGGCATAATAACAGTCACAATAGTTACACGAACACCAAAGGGATCCCCACAGAAAGCTTCATTGGGAATACGGTGTATTTAGCTATGAATAACAACTATATGTCAAGAATGGATAGGATCGGAAAAAAGTCATACTGAAGCATCTTAGTAAAAGAACAATCATCGTCCTATCAAGTGCTACCCGGCATTATCTATATCAGTCCGGCAAAAGCATGAAAGGAGAAATATACCGAATATCCTAGAAGAGAAAGAAATATTCATGTCCGCCAATAACAAATCCACCACAAATACAACCAAGGGTTGCTGCTATTAACGGCTACGTACCATTTCAATTACAGCACTGTATTTCACAACTCTATGATTGGCAAGGCAAAAAAAGATGTAAAAATTGCATTAAACCTCCTCTATCGGCTTGGACCAAACTTCCTCTTTCGTTTCTTTACACATTACGGAAATAGTTCCTCCAACAAAATCCTTCACATATCCTTTGCGTTCAGCCAACATATCTTCCGCCATTCTAATGGCCTTAGCCTTATCTTTCAATGAAAATCCTTTATTAGCAAAATCATTACCTTCTTTAAAATATATATCATAAGTTTCCAT